TATATTCCATATTTCTGTTTGTAGGTATAGACCAGCACCTCTCAAGTTAGCGCCTCTCAAGTTAGCATATCTCAAGTTAGCGCCTCCCAAGTCAGCACCGCTCAAGTAAGCATCGCTCAAGTAAGCATCGCTCAAGTTAGCATCTTCCAAGTCAGCACCTCTCAAGTTAGCGCCTCTCAAGTTAGCATCGCTCAAGTCAGCATCTCTCAAGTCAGCACCGCTCAAGTTAGCATCGCTCAAGTAAGCATCGCTCAAGTCAGCATCGCTCAAGTCAGCACCGCTCAAGTTAGCATCTCTCAAGTTAGCATCGCTCAAGCAAGTATCTCTCAAGTTAGCATCGCTCAAGTCAGCATCTTCCAAGTTAGCATATCTCAAGTTAGCGCCTCTCAAGTTAGCACCGCTCAAGTCAGCATCTCTCAAGTCAGCACCGCTCAAGTTAGCATCTCGGTTTTTATCCAAACAATCCTTAATAGACGCATACGCTCCACTTAATAAAACTTTTCCTGTAATCTTGTGTTTAATTTCTATTTTCATTTCTATCATCTCCTATTCTTTGTTAGCTAACTCTTCTTGTAATTTACTAATCTTGTGTTCAGTATTTAACTGATGTGCTTTTTTACGAACAATCTCATATGCCTCATCGTATAGTTCTTTAGTTTCATCAGTCCATCCCATTTTTGCTATACATAATGCGTCTGTTATATTCATACTTTACTTGCCTCCTCTAGTATTTTATCTTCTACCTTTTCAGCTTCTTCACTCATTTTTACCATCTCCTATTCTTTGTTATACTTTATTTATCTCGCAAAATATTCCACAATCAGGAACTATTATATCCTGTAAATTGCCTCTAGTTTCGTCTAGCTCTCTAAGGTTGAACTCTTTGAATATCTTTCCACCAGTAATCTCTTCTAGCTTACATCTTTGCTCGAATACTTCAGGGAAGTCTTGTCTAATCTTGTTCCAGTAACCCATTCCACCTTTAACGCAACCGATACAGTTATTGTTAGGATACCCTAAATCATACATAATAGGTCTTTTTATTCCTGCATGTTCTAGTAATCCATGCGTCATTTTCTTATCGTAGTAGTTTTCTATCAATGGGAACTCGTGGTCATGCTCTGGCATATTTTCAACAACTCTATCTGCTCTGTCTTTTTCGTTTAAGTCAAAACCCCATATATAAGTATGCCTTCCTTTGTTTTCACGCTCCCATTTCTTACGAACATCTCTTTTTAATATCCTAGTACAAGGTGCGCCAAATGGAGAATTAACAAACCCGGCTTTTAAACAAGCATCATTAACACTTCTAACAATACCATAGTCTATGTCTATAACGATGCCAAACCAGTCTTGGCAGTCCTTCAAGAACCTTAAAGTGTCTGGGTGTTGGTCGTCAATATGGGTATAGCATATTTTAATATTTCCATGTTTTCTTATAGCTAACATTGTAGCTACTGCTGAACTTGCCCCACAACTAAACCACGATACTATCATCTTTCAACCTCCCATTTCTCGCCAGTAGCTTCTAGTAGCTTTTCCTCAGCTTCTTTTATCGTTAATGTTTTTACTATTTGTTTAGCTGTTTTGTATCCATCAGAGATAATATCTCTTTTCCCAAGAAAGGCTAATTCTGCACCGCTTGTGATGCAAACAAAAGGACGTTCAAATCCTTCGTTGTAACCTATAAATATCCTTCTGTCATCTTCTGTCATAACATCTTCACCATACGCTAATACTTCTGTTATATCGATAATGTTTTCCATGTCTCTGCAATTATCAACACTATATCTTTTTCCGCTGACCTGACTAACCCTCTTCCATCCCTCAAACTGTGGGCTCTTAACATAATCACCTGTTTTAATTTTCATCTCATACTCCTTTGACGTACATTCACGCTAACTTCTTTAATAAGTAGTTCTATTATTTTCTCGGTGCTATCTTTTAGACCTGTTTCTGCTCTATCAATTAACATCTTTTTCAATATCTCTATATTATCCATCTTCATTCGCCACACTTTCCTAATTTATACTTAACGCTTCTTAACTCGCCAGCAATACAGCACTCTTTTTTTGCATCCGTTATACTCATAGCTTACTCGCCTCCCCTAGTATCTCATTTTAAACAAACTTCGCATGTTTCAAGTTATGTGGACACTTCATCTCTTTAAGGTTACGGCAAGCTCTAAAAACTCTCGGCATTGCTAGCTTCCTGCCTCTGTCATCTTCGCTACTAACGCAAGCTTCGCAACTATACATAAACTTCTAGTCCATACTTAGCGATTAAACAAGCATCAGCCTTGTCCCAATCTTTTTTACGTTTGAACTCGCAACCAAACATATCTACAGCAAAATCTTTCAGCTTACACTTGTGGGCTTCTTTGGCCACTCTCTTAGCTTTATCCTTCTCTGACTTGGTAAAGTTAGCAGAGTATTTTTTTGGCGGTTCTAATAATTCAAAATGTTTCTGCCAGACTCTAGGGTTAACGTAGATGATTTCCATTCCAAGTCTCTCGAAAAAACCTTCCCACCAGCCAACATTGCGATAGAATCCTGACATGGACTTGGAGCTTTTGCTAATAAGAGTTACGTCTTCCATGATAACCAGCGATCCTGGAATAATATCAGGCCAATGCTCTTTAGCTCGTTCTTCCCATAGAAAACTATCAACATAGTTTCCGTTCTCGTCAATAATAGATATTGCTCCTGAGCATCCTGGATCTATCCCTATTACTAGCTTAACTGATTTTGCTGTTTCGTCTGTTGTTGTTTTCATTTGCTGTTGCCTTTCTTCTTTTTTTTTCTTGTTTAATAATAAAATTCACAGCTCTATTTGTCTGCTCTATTGGAAAAAAATACCTTCCATCGTGTTTTTGTCTGACAAACATATCTGAGCGTATGTTGTAGATATATCGCAACCCCTCTTTTTCTCTATGGTCAGATATTCTAATACCGTTGCAACTGTTTGTGATATGAATATAGCTACTCCCATGGTCAGACAAGTGAACCACTCTACACTCAAACCCTTTTCTTTTTAGCTTTCTAAGTATTTTATGTATTGCCTTTTCTTTAAGCATTAGATGTCATACTTCGTATAATGAGTTGTTCCTGTCAAAACCTTTGTAGCTCGGCAATAGTCGCAAGTTTCGCATCTCTTTGGTTCAACTTTACCGCTTTTTACAGCAAGTATTCTTGGCATATACGACTCTATTACAGAAAGCTTTTGCTCTATAAACTGGTGATAAGAATAGCCTGGAGTTTCAAAAGAAATAACGTCTTTATCCGGAGGATCTTGTTTAGATATAGGAACTATGAATGGTTCATACCAATCAGGAAACTCCTGCATCTGACCATCTACATCAATATTAACAGTCTCTCCTGGTCGTTGGTCTATCTGCTCTATCGCTGGGTAAATAGAAATTTGGTCCCAATATCCCCAATGCTGGAAGACTCCAACCCAAGTGCCTATTCCGTCCTGGTCTTGTTCCCAAAATCTACCAAAAAGCTCCTTGATATATTTGAGATCTACTATTCTTCCCTGCATGATTGCTCTTTTAAAATAACTGTCAACAGCCACTTTCCATTTAGTTCCAAACATTTCGCCAGAAAAGATACGTTGCTTCTCTCCAGATAGTGCTTCCATGAGTTTAGCGTCTTTTTCTATAAACTCAATAACATCGTTAATTTTCCTGTAATTAGCCTTAAGCTGTCCCATTGTTGGCCCTTTTGAGCTTATTAGCTCAGGATGTCTCGCTCTAAACTCATCAAGATTTCCGTTGTTCCAGGCATCTAAATATTTACCCATCATTAGCGCATCAGTCATTGGCATAACATATTCACCAGACAAGGTGGCCATCGCTTTTGCCTCGCATTGTCTGAAATTCTTGTACTGAGTTGATCCAAAATATTCCCTGTTTGTTTCTAAATCGAAATAGTTCTCACTGGTCACTATCATTGTACATTCCTCCACGTTTTTTTATTTTTTATTTGCATTATTGTACCTTGAGAAACACC